TTCGCCTCGCCCATCAGCGAAGCTGTAACCGACGCTGTAGCCTCCATCGCCCCAGCCGGGCTCACTGCCAAAGATCAAGAGTTCCATAATGATCGCTCCGTATCGATAACATGAAAGAAAGTAAAACTCATCTTTGCCACTAATTTTCACTTTCCTAAGTCAATAACCGTACCCATCCTCAAATCTTCCATGTGCGTCACCACCACAAATTGAATCCCCATTTCCTTAGACAGATTTTCCAATAAAGCTCGAATCCGCTGACGATAATTGACTGACACAAAACGGAACGGCTCATCACAAACAACTAACCTTCGTAACTGAGGACGGGATAGCATCAAACAAGCAATACGCAAGGCAAAGGCTGCTACATCCACAGCACCACCACCGCTCGCCTCCATCGGGTCAATTTCTGAACCATCCCGGACAAAGACCAACCTGGCCTCGGTTCTGCCGCGCTTTCGCTCAAATTCAATTTTGAACTTATAGGCATTTTCCTCAAATATGGATTCCAAGCAGCGAGATACAACACTCGCTATCCTAGAATGGGCATGTTGTTGCACAGCCTGAGCAACATGCTGAAGGATTCTTTGAGATTCGGCAGCATTCTCATAGTTTTCATCAGCCTGGAGACATTCAGTTTTGGCTTGCTTGGCAACTTGCTTAGCTGTCTGATGGACAAGTTTCAGCGCTCCTATTCTACCTCGATAATATCCTAGATCACTCATCTCGTTCACTCCCCCCGCTGCTTTCGCAACTTGCCCAATTGTCACTCTATAATGCCTTGAGCATACCGGCATTCAAATTCGTGGAGTGTAGAGGGTGAAGATTTCTTTGTTTCAATCATAATTCTCTTCCTCCAATCGATTTCCCCATTTCTCTTCAAATCTCTCTAGCTCCTCATCATAAGCAACCTTCGCTTTCTTCTCTTCCTTTACCAGCTTTTTCAACAACTTTTCGGCGTCCTCCACTGTATTGCAACCAAACTCTTTCTTGAGTTCTCCCATCAACTGATCCAACGCTCCTGCCGCCCGCTCGGCTTCAGCCTTAAACTTATCCGCTTTCTTCTTCAGTAAATTATATTTATCCAAATCCATTTTCCATTTCCTCCTCCAGCATGGTGTTGAGTTTCCGCTTGGTCTTTTCCAGACCGTAAGAGTTTGCCATCCGACGAATGACATCCATAGCAACCCAGTCGTAATCCATAATCTTGGTAATAAGGATACCACTAAATTTGTTGCGAATTAGCCATCGCGTATCCTTCGCCCTCCGCTCTATCACCTCCACTGGAGGCAGGAACACCCCATCAACATAATGCTCAGGGGAACCTTTCACTACAACCTTGGGATTAACCATTCTCTTTATCCTATTGCTTTTGAAACCGCATCACGAACACCAGGGCTCGCTTTAATGTCATCCAAATAACGATTCACTTGATCCCTGAAATCCAAAGCATCCGAACCTAAGGACCCCAACTCCTTAATGAATCGGGACATATCCATTAACTGGTTTGCCTCGGTATCCAGACGATTGACTTGAATGAACTTGTCCTCACTTGTGTCTAGGAAGTGAGGAGTCACCGTGCCATCTTCATATAGCAGTCCTACTTGCGGTCTGTAGCTAATCTCATCAATCTTCCGCCTTATCAACGAACCGCAATTGAAAATTGTTGTGCCTTCTCCGGTTTCGCTACTGAATCCAATATGATTGTCCCCAAAAACCGCTGTTTCAAATCCCACAAGTTTGTCCTGATAGCCACCAATAGACCGTGATACACCTGCCCCTGGATAACCATTCTCTTTGGCGGACCAGATGAAGGCGTGGACCAAAGCAATATGCAGGCACCGCTCTCGCCTCTTTTCTGGCGGCGCGACTTCTACACTCCACGGAAAACCAGACAAGAGGAAACTTTCTGCATTCTTGATTCTTCCTACTGAAATGATTTTCCCGTACTTTACGAGGGTTTGGTATGCAGACCGTTCAATCTCTCCCAAACAATGATTTGGCAAATCATGCTGTCCTGGAACGGCATACATAGTCGGCAGATGGTCCATCGCAAAGTTGATCAATTCCGGCGGGCTCTGCCACTTATCAAACACATCACCAGCGCAGAGGATTGGTACCGAGTGCTCGTTTCCCAACCTTGCCAACTCATCCAATGGACGACGCATGGCAGCATACCAATCAGGCTCAGCCGACCGAGCCACTGGAGGCTGGTGGGAGAGATGGATATCTGCACAGAGGATCGCCACCACTTTCTTGCTCATGCTTCGTACTCCACTTGAACGTAGACTTTCTTGCCATCATACTTTCTGAGGAGGGAGTCAAGAACTTGGTGCCCAAATTGCTTATTATCGACATCCAAAACAGGAAAATCCCCCGCCGCCGGCCATTCTATCATCACAATCTCACAGACCCAGCGGCATCTAGCATGGGGCTCATCATGTAGCGAAACCCAAATCATTGTCAAATCTTCAGGGATGTTGAACATTTGCTGAAGCCCCTGCGCGCATATCTGCACCTGCCTCTTTCCCTTTCCACTAACCCACATTCCTCTCAGCAACCGAAATCGCCTTCTAATCAATTCCACGTCTATTCTCCTTTGATTGCGGCCCCACACAAAGGGCATTGATCTCCAATCAATTCTTTCAGTTTCAATGCTGCTATTTCGGCTTCCTTTTTCTTGTCCTTAGAATCCACAGTCTTGCCCAAAATTACTCGTATTTTAGCATTCAAGGCCATTCTTCTCTTAATCCTTTCACGGTATATTATCGCTGTTTTCTCTAAATCAGTCGTGTCCGGTACCTCAATCATTCCTAGGCGTTTCACTTGCTTCAGAATACCGCCTAGACGACATTGTAGTGCCCTCGTTTGCTCTACTGCTTTCCCCGCCACTACCACCACCCTGATCGCCACCGCAGCACTACGTGCACGATCTAGCTTCCTCCGCTGCCTGTGTATCTTTCCAATCGCATCCACTAGAGCTTCCGTCCTCCTAAGGACCTTGGAATACTGTCCTTCACGATCAACAAGCCTCATCAACGCCCTCTCCGCCTTTGGTACCCACGCCAGCTTCTTCTTGTCGGCTTTGGCCTTCTGCCACCGTTCCTCCGCAGTCTCTAACACAGCCTTTGTCCTGGCAAGATGTTGGGCAGCATTAGCCAAGGCCGAATCAATCACATCCAAATTGATGACTGCATTCAAATTGCGGGAGACCTGACCACCAGTATCCGCTAGCCAGAATGGTGAATCATGCTGCTGTTGGAAGTTGACAGGCCCAACATTGAGTAGCTTGGCGATACCTTCCGGAACCTCTGTTCCAAAGGCAAATGCTAAAGACCGTGAGGAACCATCACTTGGATCTTCATGGTAAGAATTGCTCCCGCCACCTTTGAAACGAGCTATCTCTGTCCCATCAAACCTGGCAATCACTTCCGCCCGCTTCTCACCATCCCGAATGAAAGCTTCTCCACTCGGACGGTTCATACAAACCCACCGTAGTGCCCGAAGGATGGAGGACTTACCCACATCACTTGGACCGACAATCGTAGTGATGCAAGGGTCCAAGTCAATTTCCAAATTCTGGTGGGCCTGGAAGTTCTTGATACACAGCTTTTCTAACATTTTGTGTTCTCTAGCTTAACCCCCATGTATTTTGTCTCATCCAATCTAATACAGCTTCAACTCAGCAACAATTATGACCAACGGAACTCTTATTCCAACCAACTTTACAATCCGCTGGCAACTCTTTTGCAATAGCCTAGCACCCATTCTCATTACTCCAATTGTGTCTTCGCCAAATCTAACAACCAACACGCATCAACTTCATTATCATCAACAAACTCTCTGCCGGGCCATCGTCTTTTCGCCGCCTCTAGCATAGCCTCTTTGTCTCGTTTCCCTTTCTGGGGAATCGCGTATTTCTTGATCTCATTCAAATTATATGAACAACATTCCAGTCCGGGAGTCCTGGCAACAAATCGCTCAATGATTGCCTGTAATTTGCTCTGCAGTTTGATGCTGTCAAAATTCACCCTTAGACCACCACCTACTGTCACTGCTTCAAACACAAGGACATCCACTCCTAATCCAGTATAGACCTCCCGCAGTTTGCTTTCGAATCGGACAAGTCGCATCCCGCTAGATTCATCTTTGCGGATGGACAAGTCCCAAACACCAGATGGCCCAGTGCTATGGGCCCAGCCTGTCTTCGTCGCAAAATCAAGTGCTAGGATTTTCACTTATGAACCTACCCCATCATTAAAGAAATCTCTTCACTTTTTTCGGTATCGTACTCCCTGCGGTTTGACACTGAATCCTAACTTTTTGAGAACTTCCCGCTTCTTGTCACCTGTCACAGCATCGTTCTGTAGTTCAAATCGCTTAATGCCGGGAAATGGCAATTTGATCAATGTCAAATTCCTAGCAAAGACATCATCCCGCCCCTCCACAATTTTCCGATAGGCAACAGAACCGTAATCAAGATCCTTCGCATACCACCTGGCAGCCATCTTGAGTCCTATTCCCTTGATCCCAGGAACATTGTCCCCAGCATCTCCCGCCAACGCCTTGATATAGGGCCAGAGGCTCGGTGATACCTGCCACTGATTCCGAAACGTCTTAACTGTAGTCATCTTCTTAGTTGTAGGATTGTAGCAATGAACATTGTAGTCCAAGAGCTGCCACAAATCCTGGTCAGCCGAGATGATGTAGGCAAGTCCATCATCTACACAGCATTGCACCACCGATGCCATCACATCATCTGCCTCGTAGCCTCTCTGATAAAAGATGTTGCAGTAGCCCAACGATGGCAAGACCTCATCCCTCAAAGCTGTCACCTGCCGTCGAAATTCCGTCAATGTTTTCTTCTCTTCACAGGTCAAGTTCCTCTTTTGGCGGTTCCCTTTGTATTCCGAGAAGATTTCCCTGCGCTTGTCTATTCCGTCATCAAACGCAAAGATCACAGTCTGGGCATCAAACAAAGTCTGCAAAGAATTAACAGTCTGCAGCACCCCATAAAGAACACCCGTTCCCACGCCGCCAAATGATAGATGCCCAGTCGTATAGAAAGCTCGATAGCAGAGATAGTTCGTGTCCAATATGAGAAGGGTTTTCATCCTGAGTTCCTAGCATCCAACTCATGCCCACAATAAGCCCGCTCATTCCGCGTCTTTTCCTTTTTCCTGCCATTTGATAGCATCGTAGACCTCCTTACGGTGCACTGGCACTTCTCTCGGAGCATCAATTCCGAGGCGGACCCTGTCCCCGCGAATTTCCACAATCGTGATTTCAATGTCGTCCTTGATCACAATTCGTTCGTCCTTCTTCCTGGATAATACCAACACCATTTAACTCCTTTTCAAACACGATCGGATCACCGCATAATGAACTTCCCTGTTCTAGTATCGGGACTTCCGCTTTACCTCACACGCCTTTTCAACTCCATTCCAAACATCTGCCACAATCTCTCTCAAATCCATCTCTGCCTTCCCATTCTCAATGAGAGTGATCAACTGTTCTGTTGTCCCAACAAACTCAAACTCCTCGGCCTTGAGCTTAGCCCCTTTTTTGGGCCAGTGCTTCTCCTCTACCAAGTAGTCTATGCAACTCCCAATGTCGTCAATGCCAAAAGAGTGGTAGATGGGCACCAAAATTTGGCGATCTTTCCCTGTGATCCGATTTTTCTTGACTCTGATTCTACTCCGAATCCCAAGCTGCCGTAACTTTCCTTTCACTGTCCTCTTAATTTTCTCTTTAACCGATGCCCAGAGCTGCAAGGTAGCGTAAAATTTCAGGGCCCTGCCACCACTATACGTCTTCTCCTCAAATGGTTTGAAGCTGTCTCGTGTTTGATTTAGGACAATGAGAATGCTCCCTGTCTTCTGTAGCGGGCCCAGTAATTGACGGATGCCCGCCGAGTGAATCTTAGCTTTGTTGTCCCCATAACTACCCGTGGTCTCCTTACCCTTTTTGAACGCCTCCTTCCATTCATCAAACTTTCCAATCTCAGCTGTGCTGGACAGGGAATCTTGGCTGTCCTGAATGTAAATAAACGGCCGACCATCCTTAATAGCATCGTCAACGTGGAAATAGAACTCCTCTACCGTTTGGCTGTAAACCGGACCATTATCCTCATCCGTCGCTGGTGGTTCTATCCTATCAGCCACTCCCTTACCAAAGAACTTCTCTATGTTCATCAGCGCTCCATATTCGCCACCATCGTAAATGAAACGATAGTCTTTGAAATGCTTGTTGACGGACGCTTCAGCTAAGCAGGTGAGTGTCAAAAACGTCTTACCACTATCACTGTCACCACAAAAAAGATAGTAGTGGCCTTTGATGAAGCCCCCCTGCACCCTACCAGTGCAAGCAAGATTCAATAGCGTTGATCCAGTACTCAATAGATCACTCACCTGCACTGGCATCCTCCTTTCCTTTCTGGGGCGCAGCAGGGCTTGTTCAATAGCAGCAACGTCAATCGTCCTCATCATCTCCCCATCCCCACTTGGAGTCCCAAGCCTTCTCATCACTGTCATCAAAAGTTTCGTTTTGGGGCTCCGGTTTCTCCACCTTCAGTAGCTCGTCCTTCTTGGACTTTTTGTTTTTGTTCTTCTTCTTTTTCTTGTCTTGACTCTGCTGCAACAATTCAACCTCGTTAGCCCCGATGGCACGCTGAATATCATCATCCTCATCCATCAGTGAAAGCGAGGTGCCATCGGGGCTGATCTTCACAATCTTGCACTTCCCATAGACTTTGTGTTCAACAATATCACCCCTAGAAAGTCCTCTCTCCTCAGCCGTAGGTGTCTCGTTGCCTCCTTTGTCTTTTTTGGGTTTCTTTTCTGACGTTACATTACTCGTCTGGAAGAACAGAGCGTAGAGCTTGTCGTAGGGCTCAATCACTAGCATTTCATCTAAGCAATTCGCCTTGGCAAAGATGTCCGGGTCCAAGGCCTCCACACGAGGTTTGAAATCAATGCTCTCCGCCTGATAATAGTTCCTGCCGGCAAACGATTCTTCCGAAAAGCCCACTTTCAAAGTAGATCCATCTTCCGGATCGGCGAAAAACTCGTAATCTTCATCCTCATCGGCATTCTTGATCCGAGCGTCCAGCTGTTTTCCAAACAAATGGTAACTAATATCCCACACCTGGACGCCCCGCTCCGCGTCCGCGTGATCGTAGACATTCCACAATTGCCGCTCCCTCGGACCCAAAGACTTGATCAACTCTTCATCACCATCTTCACCCTTGGCCACCTCCTTAGCCCGAAATTCGCAAATCGGACATGGCTTTTTCGCTGTCTTGGAAGGGCAAACGACGGTCTCGTTCTCGGGCCCTATTGAACGGTGAACCCAGAATGTCCGCTCGAAATACAAATCCCCATCCTCGGCATTTGGGTTTCCAGCCCCATCCGGCACTGTGTAGGGAATGATCTCAAAACGGTAAACACCCCTTTTCTTTATGGAAAAGAAGCTGACGCCGGATGGCAGCTGCACAGAACTGCCTTCATAGACGGATCTGTGCTCTTCCGCACGTTTGCGACCACTCACACGCTTCCGCTTCTTCTCCTTACGTTTGTCTCTCTTCGTCATCACGTTTCTCCTTCTTTTGATCTTCAAAAAACAGGTAACGACCCCGATACCAAGCATATGCCGCCAACTTGGTACAGATATACACCACGAACGGCAAGGCCATCAACAGAAATGCTACGAACAGCAATATATTAGTCAAATTGCTCATTCAGATCCCGGTTGCTTGCTTTCCTTGTCCTTCTTTTTCTTGCTCTTGCTCCGTATCGCCCGTTTCTCCATTGCCATAACAACCTCACGATTATGAGGGGATGCTTTCGGTTCGGCAAAGTAATGACGACCTTGAAGATCGACTAGCTTCTCCAATGCCCGTTTGCGTTGATCCAAGGCAGCAACGGCTGCCGCTACAATGTTGGCGGCATGCTTTGCCCTATTCAATTTGCTAACGGAAACTTGATAAGTCTCAGAACGGGCAATAGCCATCTCCACGACGGTCTCAGTAATCTTGGCAAGACCGTGAGCCTGTGGCTCCTTGCGGATGTCGGCATCGAGCGTGGCTTTCACCACTTCAAGTGAGGATTTAGCCTGATCAACCATAAGCATAGCATCAGTATGCTTTACGGCCCATTCGTAGTAAAGTTTCGGCTGACCTATCCATTCTTTGTCCAGATTGAACTGATCAATTTCCAACCGCAACTCCTTGTCTACATCACCCATTCTGCTGTCTCCTTTTTCAGTTTCTTGTCCACGAATTTCTTTGCCCGCTTGAAAGTCTCTTCCAATGTATCGGGATCACTAGCAAGCGTGATGCCGCACTGAATCTTGATAGATTCATAATTGCCCAAGTTAATTGTTTTGGTCAAGTGATAAGTTACTTCAGCCATGCTTCGATTCTCTATTTTATTATCGGACTCAGCCCGAATCGCCGGACACGATTTCCCAACAGCCCGACACTAAACCCGCCATGCCACAATCGTAAAAGTGATCACGAAAAACATCAATCACTATAACTGCCCTAGCAGCAGCCTTCCCAGCTCCCAATGCCACCTTTGACATATAAGCCAAAATCATTCTACGAACCTGCTCAGGCTCATCATCCATTCCCTTCAAAATCTGAGCCACCTCTGGCCAGCGTGTTCTTGGATTGAGGAACAGACGGCAAATCTCAATAGACTGACGGGCAGTGGCTGCCTTTGCCAGCAATTCTAACTGCTTCTCCTCCTCACTTTCCACCATCACCTGCTGTAGAAGAACAAGGGCTTTGCGAGCCGAACCGTCAGCAACTTCAGCAATCTTTCCCGTCACCTCACTAGATAGACTAGCCCCACATTCCTGCTCATGGACGAAGCAAACCAATTTCTCCAATTCCACCACCGACAATGGAGACAACCCAATCTCAGTACACCGCGTGATAATTGTCCTCTTCAACTTCCGCGGATCCGTGGTTGCTAAGAAGAAGTAGACATGCTGTGGTGTATCTTCCAGAATTTTCAGGAACGCCGATTGAGCATCACTAGTAAGTTTATGACAATTATGAACAGCTACACCATTCGCAAAATAGGAAGGATGCTTATCTACTTGGAGATCGTAAAATTTCACAAAGCCTTGACGACGCTCCTTATCTCCAATAATACCTTTGAAAGAGAATTCATTATCTCCTCGTTTGTAAACCTCAACACTGTCCACCCTAACCTTCCCAAGCATCCCTCTTTCTTGGCATCTAGTAATATATTCTCTCTCAACCGATGCCCTTTGCCGTCCACTCCGATTGCTATCTTCAGTACCTCTGAATGGTATGATTGCCATACCAGCCAGATGTTGGGCCTGCGTCCATCCCGAAGATGTGAGAAATTCATGCTGCTTCGTAGTATAGATGGAGCGCTCGTCCGATAACCGTAATCGCACAATCCGCTTCAACTCAACTCGATTGCAAAAAACATCCTCAACTACCGCCTCCCCATCAAGCGAACAGATCAGATCCCCCTTCTGAAAGCTTCTGATCATCCTAGGACCATTCGGCGCCAGTACAAGAGTGCTACCATCGAAGCATTCATCAATCAACCAAACCCTAGTCTTGCCCAGCATCGGGGCAAGGCCCATTCGGCGTCGAATCCCTCGCACTAACTCAATACCGCGCTCATCCGCAGCGTTAATTTCCACAAAGTCTTGGCCACTGCATTTCAACTTTTTCCTGAGGATGCGGGCAAGTGTCGTTTTGCCTACACCAGATTGTCCAGAGAAAAGCCAAACATGGGGTACATTCCCACTCTTTCCCATGCCATTGATAATATCAACGGCCCTCTGCTGACCGATCACTTGGCTAAGCTTGGTCGGTCGGTATTTACGATACAGTTCCGCGGCATCATTCTCACTCATATTTCAATCTCTCTTTTCTCAAACCAATTTATATCCGAAGCCTCCGCTTCAATTTCCATCGGGACAATAATCCAGTTCCACGCCTTTCGCAATCCTACTGTCATCACACGCTTCGCCTTCTGAAGCACATCCGCCATCTCCGATTTGTGGCAGTCTATGATCAGGCTATCGTGGATCTGACCCGTAATCTTGGACCTCATCTTGTTCTTCACCAGCCACTCGTTCATCACAATCAAGCTCCACAACAAGCAGTGAAATGCCGTCCCCTGCACTGCCATATTGATTACCTGATTCCTACTGTAGACACCCTGAATGACAAAGCCCGTCTTGAGTTTGAACCATCCCCGTTTCTGGTACTTTCTTAACCACTTTTCTTTCCAATCTCGGTAGATTGGAAAACGCTCGTCCCAAAACTTTCGCTCCACCCCTTGAATGTGCTCTTCAAAGTCCCACAGACTTTTGATCCCACTGTCTTCTAGCCATCCTTTCATGGGGACCATACCCACCTCGGAAGTACTTACTTCCAAATCCATCTGATCGATAGCTCCCCATAAGTTCCTCGCGCAGTTGCGGTAGTAATCGCCGTAGAATTGAGGGAAGACAAACTTGTTCTTCGCACAATAACGAACATCCTTCGTCACGTTCGCTGCATCACAACAGTAGCATTCCGCTGCCATATCACGGTGAAGGTCACTCCCCTCTTTAATATATTGAAGCATTGTTGGATCACGGTGGTAGCACGCCGCAATGCGGACTTCAATACCACCATAATCCAGTTCAAGGAGGGCGTGCCCATCTCTTGGTACAAATGCTTGCCGGACCAATTTGCCAATCACCTTGTTGCGAATTGGTATATTCTGGAAGTTTGGCCTACTGCTGCTGGACCGATAAGTGCTCACCAAGTGGAGGTTGAAGAATGGGTGCAGTCGGCCGCCCATTACTTCTCGCCGGATTCCCTTGAGGTA